GCAAATAGTTCGAACTTAGAAACTAACAGCATACTTTATGAAGCTCCTAGTTTTAAAACTTATATTTCAGACACTATACCCTGTTTTGATTTACATCTTAATAGTGAAAATGATTGCTTTACTATTAAAAATATTCTTGTAGAAAGTTTAGAATTATTTTTACAAGAATTTAACGAAAAATACGGGATACCTAAGAGATGGAGAGCAGAACAAAAGAAAGGATATTTTTATATATATTCAAATGGACTTGTAGATGAAACAATGGAAAGCTATAAAACTATGGATAATCAAAGATATGAATTAGGTAATTATTTCAGAACTGAAGAAGAGGCACAAAAGATTATAGATAGTAAAGAGTGGCAAGAGTTCTGGGAAAAAGTTAGAAATGGAGAGATTGGAGGGATAAATAATGTGGAGATGTAAACATTGTGGAGGAACTGAATTTATAGAAAGAGTTGTAGGAGGATATGAAAAATATGGGGGATATGCTAAGGATGGATATCATCTAGGATTAGAAGAAAGTGATTACGAAACAAATGTAGAATGTGAAAAATGTGGTAATTATGGAGATGATATTAAAAGTATAGCTGAATGGGAGGATAACTATAATGGAAAATAAAATAGATAATGTAAACAAACCAAGCCACTATCAATTAGATTGTGGTGTTGAAAGTATTGAGATAATTAAAAGAGTTTTGGGGTTAAGAGGTTTTGTAGCTTTCTGTTTAGGAAATGTACTTAAATATTTGATTCGTGCTCAAAAGAAAAACGGTAAGGAAGATTATAAAAAAGCTGCTAAGTATTTGGAATGGGTTATAGAGAATGAAAGTTCTGATAAATATAATATTATTGAATATTCAGAGCCAGATGAATTATTTAAAATTTTTAATGTTGAATGGAGTCAAATTATTTCAGGAATAGCAAAAGACTTGAATATAAAAAATGCTTTTGAATTAGATAGTATTTTTAGAAATCTATTCAATGAAAACTATGAAATGGCTAGGGATATTCTGGATGATTTTATAAAAGAATACGAGGTGGCTTAGATATGGGGCTATGAAAATGACAATGAATTCTACGAATATGCAATATCTAAAGTTTTAGAGCATAAATCTGATGAGTTAGAACAAAAAGAATTTAATAAACTAAAAAATATGATAGATAAAAAAGAAACTTATATATTTAAAAAAAACTCCAAGAAATATCTGAAGCCAAAAAAAGAGTTATAAAAAAATTTCTGAACTATGAAAAACTAGATGATAGAGATTACAGCTTAATCAAAACAAATATAGATTTCTTTGATTTTAAGTTTAAAAAAGTAAGGGAGGCAGTTATATGATAAAAGCTAAGCCTCGTAAGAAAAATATAGTAAAAGTTAATGAGAAGCAAGAAATCAAAATTATTAAAAAACCTTCTCAAGAAAAACTTGAAGCTACTGAACTTGCTGTTGCTTTGATTAATATTTATTTAACTACTGATAACCATAAAAAAGTATGGGACATTGAATTAAAAGAGTATGACGGAATTATTCCATTTAAAAGCTATATGGAAATTTGTAAGGTTAGAAGTCAAGCAAATAAATTATTTCATATTTTAGAAACTGATTACTTTGATAACAATGATATAGAGGATAATTTTTATTATAGACAAGCTTTCGTTAATCAAGTTGAAAAATCTATAACTGGAGTATCTAAAGAACTTTATTTAACTGTTGCAGATATTAATGAAAGTTTGCCAGCTGGATTTATGGGAACAATTGTTTCTTGGAAAAATATGATAAAAGGATTATCTAAATTTAAGAAAATAATAAAAACTTTAGAATTAGAAAAAGAAATAAAAAAGCTAGTTGATGCTTCAAAAAGATTTTTTACTTTTATAGATGAAGAAATAAAAATAGAGAATATTTATTAATAGGAGTTGATAGAAATGAATGAGCTACAAATTATAGATGAAAGAGAAGTATTAGGAAAACAATTAAGAATATATGGAGATTTTGAAAATCCATTATTTTTAGCAAAAGATGTTGCTGAGTGGATAGAACATAGTAATGTTACTAAAATGTTAAATGGTATTGATAAGACTGAAAAAATAGTAATAAAGATACCCTCTAACAATTTGTTAGTGGGTCTACAAAGCAATACAGAATACACATTTTTAACAGAAGAAGGTTTATATGAAGTTTTAATGCAAAGCAGAAAACCAATAGCAAAAGAATTTAAAAAGAAAGTTAAAGAAATATTAAAAAGTATTAGAAAAAATGGTGGATATATAGTCACTAAAGAAAATGATACTCCTGAAATGATAATGGCTAGAGCAGTGTTAGTAGCTCAAAAAACAATAAATGAGCAAAAAGAAAAAATACAAAACTTAGTAGAAGAAAATAAAAGTCAAAAGCAGATAATAACTGAACTAAAGCCAGCTAAAGAATATTTAGATAAAATTTTATCTACTGAGGATACAATGGTAATAACACAGATTGCAGCAGATTATGGACTATCAGGACTTAGATTAAATAAAATATTGCATGATGAAAAATTTATTAGAAACGTTAATGGTCAATGGCTTCTTTATTCTGAACATATGAATAAAGGTTATACGAAGTCTGAAACTATAATAATGAAAAGAAAAGATGGAACAGATAAAGCAATACCAACTACAAAATGGACTCAAAAAGGTAGATTGAAAATACATAATATTCTAACTAATCTAGGATTTTTAGCTAATATTGACAAAGAAAAGAAAATTTCTTGAACTAAATCTAAGAATATTTTTTGAATTTTAAGTATGAGGTGATAAAATGGAAATACCAAAAGACAAAATATTAATAAATCCACAAGAAGTTATGGCATTAACTGGGCTTGAATATGACTGTGCTTGTAAGATTATAAGAGAACTTAATGAAGAACTAAGAGCAAAAGGATATAGAACCATAAGAGGAAAAATCTTAAAAGACTATTTATTTGAAAGGCTTGGTGGTAACTATGCCAGCATATAAAGATGATAAAACAGGGAAATGGGAAACCCTGTTTTATTATACAGATTATAAGAATGAAAAAAGAAAAAAACATAAGAGAGGCTTCAACACTAAAAAGGAAGCTCTTGAATTTGAAAGAGAATTTTTAGCACAAAGCCAATTTTCTATTGAAATGACTTTTAAATCTTTATATTCACTCTATCAAGATGATATGGAAAGTAGAATTAAAAAAACTACTATGGAGATAAAAGAATATATAGTGAATAAAAAAATACTTCCATTCTTTGAGAATATGAAGGTCAAAGAAATAAAACCAATTCATATTAGAAAATGGCAGTCTGAATTACTTAAAACAGACTATTCAAAGACATATTTAAAATCTATTTATAACCAATTAACAGCTATATTTAATTATGCAGTAAGATTTCATAATCTTGATAAAAATCCTTGTCATGTTGCTGGAAGTATAGGAAAAAAAGATGCTGATGAAATGCAAATATTAACTTTACAAGAATTTAATAAAATGATAGACTATGTTACAGATAAAGAAAACAAATTTTTCTATATAATTCTATTTTGGACAGGCATGAGAAAAGGTGAACTTTTAGCATTGACTTATGAAGATGTAGATTTTGAAAATAAAACAATCTCAATAAATAAAAATTTTCAAATTGTGAAAAATGAAAGGGTAATAACTGATCCTAAAACTCCAAAAAGTAAAAGAGTTATAGCTGTAAATGATATTGTTTTAAACTGCATAAAAGAAATGTGGGATACAGCCTATAAACCCAAAAAAACTGATGCTATCTTTTATGTATCTAAATATTCTTTAAAAAGACAATTAGATACAGCTTGTAGAAGAGCTAAAGTTCCTAGGATAAGAATTCATGATTTGAGACATAGTCATGCAAGTTATTTATTATCAAATGGAATCAATATTGTTATTCTGAGCAGGAGATTAGGACATGAAAAAGTTCAGACAACTTTAAATATTTATTGTCATATCTGCCCTAGTTCAGAAGATAGGTTAAATGATGTTTTGAATAAATAAAATGGTTCTAATTTGGTTCTAAAAAAAATTTAAGACAAAATTTTTATTTGTTTTTTTTAAACTGAATAAAGTGAGAACAAAAGAAAACAAGGCATTAAAAAACTTATAAAATAGAGTGGGAATAGGAGGAAAACTTACTTAAAATAAGCAATTATCATACTTTTAAATTTTAGTGGACTTAAAATAGAAATAAGTATGTAAAATTAATAAAAATCTATAACAAAAAGCAGGAAATTAATCCTGCTTTATTTTTGTATTGCAAAAAGAAAATCTTTGGCTTCTCTTTTTAAGAATTTAAAAATTATAGTTAAGCTACTGAAATCCAAATTTCAAAAGCTCTTTTGCCATAATCTCTAGCATAATGTTTTATACCATTTATTATACAACTGTTAAAACAACTCTTTTTATGCTACAAATTTCTTGAAAGAAAAATACCTAAAAAATTTTTTATTTTACCTATTGACTTTTAATAGTTAGTCTTTCTTTTACTTGTGATATAATACTTTTATGAGCTAGATACTTTTATAGGAGGATTTATGGATAATTTCCCTAAAAGTAATGTTTTACATTTAATAAATGGTCTCATTAAAAACACACCTGATTTAAAAAATAACAAACTAATTTTTACAACATCTACAGGAACTATTGTGGGTGAAATGTTTTCCTTAGATGAAGTTTCAAATTTAGAAAAAAATATTTCTAATGAAACACTTGTAGTCTATATGTCACATTTAGCTATGAAAACTTATAATAAAAGCTCAGAAAATAAAGAAAAAATAAATTTTTCTGATTGCATTTTTTTAAAAAATGTAACTATCCTTAATGGTGGATGTAACATAAATTTACAGTCTTATATGCTTTTTGTAGACTCCATAACTGGATTTTCTATTGGTAATTTATAACCATCTTTTGTGTCTAGCTCATTTTTAATTAATTCTTTTATATTTATATTTTCTTTTATTATTATTTTTATGTTTATTGATTTTTTCATATCCTCTCCTTTTACCAAGGCTCAAATAAGCTACATAATTGATTACCATCACAATCAGAGTAGATGCAGTCAGCACATGTATAACCTCTTCTAGGATATCCATTTGCGTACTCGTCATCGGTTCTGTTATCATTTTCCATTTCATCTTCTTCTAATTCTTCTTCATAATCTTTGTTTTCTAACTCTTCTTCAATTTCTTCATAATTTTTGTTCATAATGCCTCCTTTAATCGGTTAAAAATACATTTATGAAATATTGTTGCCCGTTTTTCATTTCAATTTTTATTAATTCATTTATATACTTACTCCTTCTTTCTTTGTTTACTTCAAGTGTCTAAAAAGTTTAAAAAAATATTTTCTCTCTTTCTTTTTAATTAAGATTTAAAAATTCAAATATTTTCTTAACTTCTGAGACCTTAAATTCATTTTCTCCATTTACTTTTTTTCTCATTCTAAAAGAGCTTAAATTCAATTGTTTAGCTATCCAACTAAAACGATAACCACTTTTTTCTATTTTTTCTTTTAGTAACTCTAAATCAATCCTAAAATCCTCCTTTTTAAATTTTGTTTACTTTAAATGTCTAAAATAAATATAGCACACTGTCCACTCAAAGTCAATATGTTTTTTAAAAATTTTAAAAAAAGTTGCTTTTTAGTGTCTTTTATTATATAATTCAATTATAAAAATCAAGGAGGTATAGTTATGACACTTGGTGAAAAAGTTAAATTGAAAAGGGAAGAATTAGGATTATCACAAGAAGAGTTAGCTGAAAAAATGAATTATAAATCAAAAACTTCCATTCATAAAATAGAACAAGATATAACTGATTTACCTTTATCTAAAGTAAAAGAACTGGCAAATGTTTTAAAGACTTCTTCGGCATATTTAATGGGCTGGGAAGATGAAAAAGATAAAATGATTAATGAAATTTTTAACACAGAAATGATAGATTCGTCAGTTCTCACTGAAGAAATATCCCAACTTCCATTTTTAGATTCATGGAATAATGAATCGTCAATGATTCCCAATGAAATACAATTTTTTCTAACTAACGATTTAGATAATTTAGATAATGCAAAATCTCCAGAGGATTTAAAAAGTTTCATACAACATTTAAAAATTGCTAAAAATTCTTATTTAAAATATATTAAAAAAATAGAAGAACATAGGATTCCTATAAAATACAAAATTGTAGGTGATGATAGGTTAGAAGAATTAAAAGAAATTAAATATAAATACTTTGATAAGGGCTTTACACAAAAAAATACATATTTTATTAAATCAGTGGAAAATGAAAAAATTATATATTTTTTAATAAATCCTAACAAAATAAGCATAAACCAATTAGAGGAGTATGTTATAGAATATAGAGAAAAAAAATATTTGAAACGTTTAATAAAATTAAAAGATGAATATGCTATGATGGGTATAAATAAAAATAATGAAGCTGAAATTATAAATAAAAAAGATTTTAAAGTTTTAGGAACTGTAATTAGTAAAAATTCTGACTAATAAAAAGATAAACTACATACATTTTAAAGATCAATAAGGAGAAAAGTTTATTTATAGTCAACAAATTTTCATATAAAGTAAAATTTTTGTTGACAAAGTGAAACTAATAGATTATACTAAATGTAACGAAGATGACTTGGCTATAGGGAGATTTCATCTCCTTGGCTATCAAAAAACCTGTTACTTTATTTAGTAGCAGGTTTTTTCCATATAAGGAGATTTTATGAGTATTAAATATGACAAACCATTTTTAACCTATGAAGAACAATTAAAAAAACTTAGAGATGACTACAGATTACCAGTTGCTGATAATGAAATAGAATTAGAATTACTCTCAACACTCTCATATTATGAATTGATAAATGGGTATAAAGATTGCTTTATGGAAAACAATAAATTTATTGAAGACAGAAGTTTAATAGATATATTTGTTTTTAATATCATAGATAAAAAATTTCAAAATATTTTATTACATTACAGCATCTATGTTGAGAATATTTTTAAAACAAAATTAGCTTATTATATTGCTAAAAATAAGGGAATTCATTACTCAGAATATTTAGATGAAAATAAATATCATAGTCCTACTCCTGATAGAAAAACTAAATTATCAGCAGTTATTGGGAATTTTACAAAAGTTCATTTTGATTCTAAAGATACTCCTACTATATTTTACAGGAAGAATCATAACCATATTCCTCCTTGGATATTATTTAAAAATATTACTTTTAATAATGCAATTGATTTATACTCTTTTTTAAAAAGGGAAGAAAAATTGGAAATTATCTCAGAATATTTTCTAATTAATAATCAAAATATCACAGATGATGAACGCTTAGAACTCTTTAAAAATATGTTAATAATAACTAGAAAATTTAGAAATAAAATTGCTCATAATTATAAAGTGATAGGAATAAATTTAGAAAAAGTTAGTTTAAATACATCTGTTTTAAAAAAGATAGATCCATTTGGATGTATTTCTGATATAGATATAAAAAATAAAAGAGGAAGAAATGATATTTACTCAATGTTGCTTTCTATTTTATTTTTATTAAATTCAAGCTTACTTTATACTTTATTTTTAAAAAATTTGGCATTTTTTTATGAAAGTAATTTAATAAATCCATCAGAAATTTTAAAACAATTAGTTGACTTATACATAAATAAACTTAACTTACCAAATAACTTTTTTGAGATATTTAAAAATATTTATGATGTAGAATCAAAGAAAATAAATAAAAAAACAAACAAAAAATAAGAAAAAAGCTTCTCAGTTGTTGGTCGCAACTAAAAGGCTTCAAGAGTGTGTTACTCTTTGTAATTCAGATATTAAAATTATATCACACTCATTTTTATTATGCAAATTAAAAGGAGTGTGATTTTATGCCTGTAAATAAAGAAGAAAATGGAACTTGGACAAGTAGATTTTATGTTACTGACTATAAGGGTGAGAGAAAGCAAAAGAAAAGAAGAGGATTTGCTACTAAGACAGTATAATCATTGTTCCTCGTATCAGTTAAAATTAAAACTGGTCTAGCCTTAATTCGTGTACTATTTGTTTTAGAATCAAAAAATTCTGTCATAGACGTGTAGATTTTTCCTATCATTGTATCACATCTTCAAACTCATCATAATACATATCCCAAATATAGTCATAAGGTCTCACTTTTTTTGCATCTTCTCTGATATCTTCTAACTCTATTTTTTTATTTCCATTTTCATTTTCAGATAATCCTTTTCTAGAATTTAACCAAGAAATCTCTTTATGAGTCATTTCACTCAACTTCCATGAAGCTAATGAACCATACTCTAATATCACATTATTTACTATATATTTATTTTCACTCTTTATATCTTCTGTATAAGTTTGTATCCCATCTTCTTGAGTAAAGTATGTTCTAACTTCTCTAGAAACTGGTCCATATTTCCATCCTTCAAATCTTTCACTAAACATTGGTTTATTTAATATAGCTAAACTTTCTCTTTGTGAAAAATATAAAAGTTTTTGTAATTTCATCTCATCAATATATTCCCCAGTCACTCTTTGATATTCTTTAAAAATATACTCAGCAACATTTAAAATTTTTTCCATATTTCTCACACTCCCTTTTACATAATATAGATTATGATACAATATTTCCCACTCAATTTCAATTGCTTTTATATTTTTATACAAATTCTATTATGCCACTACATCATTTTCTTCCCCTTAATATTATTCTTCTATAATCTTTTTAAATTCATCCAAAGAATGCTTCTATCTCATAGAAATTTCTAGCATTTATATTTTCTATTCTCATTAAAACAAGATAGTGAGACCAGCTTAATCGAAATTCCTCAGACACTGTCTGGGGAATTGAGCATCTAATTGGTCAGACGATGTCTGACTATTTTTGCAATTCATATAAAAATGGTATTGATAAATTTCTTCCATCAATACCATTTACTATACTAACAATTAAGCTAATTCATATTTAATTTTTACTTTTTTACCTTTGAATGCTAGTCCTATTCTATAGATTTTATCTATTCCTGACTCCTTAATACCTATATCATATTGTTTCTCTTTTATTTGATTTAAGGCTT